GCCCCTGCCGTTCGAACCCGCACCTGTGCCGCTCAAGCGTACCGAGTGGTTCCCGCTTAGTGTGTATCCGTTCCATGCGGGCAAATATGAGCTTGGCATCGAGCTTGCTGAACACGTCATTGTGACCCCTGACTTTTGGTTGTGGGATGGTCGCGAATGGGCAGACAAGCTGCCTGACGGCGTGAGCCTGTGGCGCGGTTGGGACCGCAGCCGTTGGGTCAACGTGCGCGAAGAGAACCCGCCGTTGCCGGGTTGGTATCCGATGCGCTTCCCGCGTGCCGACAAGAAAGCGCCAAGCTATTGGGACGGCGTACGTTGGATGTACGCACACCCGCAGACCGGCGAAATGCTGCCCTATGCTGCTGGTGCTAAATGGCAGGCAGAATGGTTCCATGATGGGGCGCCGTGATGCGCTGTGCCGTCACCATCTGCATGCGGCATCGTCGCTGGGTGCTCACTCTTAGCAACGGCTACACACGACCGCTCGCGCCCCTGGAGGTCTGGGCGTGGGTGGCATTGCGGGTGCCTGTGTGATGCGGTACAGCACGCACTACTACAACGAGCGCGGTGAGTTCTCTTTCTTCCGCCTCGACTTTGCCACGCAGACCGACGCAGAGCAAGACGCGTGCGACGAGCTTGCATTGCCGACGCGTGCCGGCTACCACGCGCACGTGCAGAAACGCCCGCACATTTGGGCTCCTGCCGTGATCGTGTCTTACATCAATTCCAAAGGAGAAATTACTAATGTCTAAATCCTATAGTGTGACGTTGCGGCGCGGCATCCCTGGCGCAGAGTCTTCAGTCACAACGAGCGTGCAAGCGGACAGTGTCATGGATGCACAGGCGAAAGCGTGCCGGCTTTTTCCTGCATGGTCTTGCTCATCGAGCGAAGTCAAAGAAGAGCAAGATTTTGACGAGTGCGCAGCAAGCGGGCAGGGCCATTCGTTCGGCGACTGTGGGCCACGCGGGGAAACACAGTGCAGATATTGCGGAGTCGCGCCAAAGCCAGACACGGCCAGCACGGCACACATTGACCGGAGTGGCGCAAGCGTGCGAATGGGCAACGGCGCCGTTATGCATTTCACGAGTGGCGATGCAGACCCTTTGCGCGGTGCTGGTGATCGTCGTTGGTGGCCTATTAATGGTGCACGTACGCTTAGTCACGGCACATACCGCAAATGGCTTGCCGCTGTGGTGACGCTTGAGGCGTTGGGCTACACGTACGAAGGCGGTGAGCAATGGAAGCCGCCGCTTGGCCGACGCATTACGGTTGACCTGACGCCGACCGTCAACAAGTCGATTGCCTCCGTGGTGCTCGCTATCCTCAACGCGCGTGCTGCGGAATGGGAAAAAGTGTCTGTCAACGGGTGCCACGAGGAACAAGTGCGAGCTACCGGCCGTCATGAGGCACTTGCCATTGCGTCGGAACTGCGCAGAACCTTTGCACGGGCGGGCCTGTTGTGAACCACGCTCAAGGCTACGCACCCATCGTCCGGTTTCCTGGCGGTGGCGAAGTGCTGTTGTTGGCCGGTGCTGCGCGCAATAAGAAGGACGTGCGCCGTCGCGTGTGGAAGTTCAACACGAAGCGTGAGCCGGTCGAAGTGGTTGAGATTGTGCCGGTGTCGGTCGTGTCTCGCGCGTGGCCGGAACCGTGTCGGGAGCCGCTCGCACCTGACGAACCGTACTTCTATGTTGACGTTGTGTGCCGCGTCACGGTCATCCGTGAAGAGTGGTGCGGCGACGCCGAAGACATGCGGTTGCTGGAGCGCGGTCTGATACACCTTACACTAGAGGCCGCGCAGGCTCACGCAGAGGCTTTGCTGTCTCTGTGCAAGTGATACGGAACGTGTGTTAGTAGAAGGCCGCCGAGTGAGCGGCCATTTTTCATTTTGAGGCTTGAATGCAGCAAGACAAAACATTACTTGAGGCGGTTGGTTCCCTGGCAAACATTCCACAATGGTTCGTGTGGCGCATGGTGTGGGATGCAGAAGAAGGAAAGTTTTTGAAGCACCCGTGTCGCGCAGCGGGTGAGCCGTTCCCCATGGACGCGAGCTTGCCGCACAACTGGCAGGCCCTGGCGTACGCGCAGACCAACGTAGACGCCTGGAACGCGTCGAACTACGAAGAGGGGGTAAGGTACACCCTCGGCTTCTACCTAACGGCCGAAGTGAGGTATTGGTTCCTCGATATCGATAAGTGCATCGACGCGCAGGGGCAGTACACACCGCAGGCGCTGGAGTGGTTGAGCCAGTTGCCCGGTTGCTTCTTTGAACTGAGTAGCAGCGGCAACGGTTGCCACGTGATAGGCAAGGGCACGGTGCCGGCGCACGCGAAGCGCAACAAGGAGATTGGCGCAGAGCTCTACACCGAGAAGCGCGGCATTGCGTTTGGCACGAGCGGCAGGGCGTGGGGTAGCGCCGATGTTGGCAGCACTGCCATTGCGTCAATTGCGAGCCTGTATTTTCCCTCACGCCCCGAGGCTGAAGCCGGCGAGTTCGCCACGCCTCGCGCGGATTGGTCCGGTCCGGTTGATGACGATGAGTTGATTGCGAAGGCGCTTGCTAGCCCGAGCGTGGCTGCGAAGATGGGCAACAAGGCGAGCTTTGCCGACTTGTGGAATGCTGATGAGGCAGCGCTGTTGCGCTTCTACGGCCCCCAAGGCAGGACCGAAGCCGACATGGCGTTGGCGCAGCACCTTGCGTTTTGGACAGGCTGCGACGCACCGCGCATCGAGCGCCTTATGCGCAAGAGCCGGATGGCGAGGCCGAAGTGGGACATGCACCGCACGTATCTGCGCGAGTTGACCATTACCAACGCATGCGCGCAGCAAGGCGACGTGTGCAAGGACCGCAAGGCAGAGGCAAGGGCTGCACTGTACGCCATGCAAGGTACTGTGCCTCTGCCACCATTGCCGATGCTGCCCGGTGTGCCGGGCGCTCCCGTGGTGGTGCCGGTCGTGTCGCCTGAAGTGAAGAAGCTCATTGACGATTTGTTGAGCATGGTAAGTAGCGCAACGGATTGGGACGACGTACACAATCGCGTGATACCTGCCATCCGCGCAGCCGGTGTGCCGCCAGCGCTGATGCCGCGCCTGGAGACTGCCGTTAACAAGCGCCTTGACCTGTGGGACGCAAAGCTACCCGTTGCCAAGTTGCGGGCGCTCCTGGCATCGCCGCGTGTTGTCGGTGAGCCGGCAGAAGGTGACGACATTGAGCGGCCGACATGGATTGACAATTACGTGTACGTTCGTCAGAACGACAAATACTTTGACATCGTTAATGGCTATGACATCAGCGTAGCCAGCTTCAAGGCAACTCACGACCGCGACATGCCGTTTAAAGGCGACGGTGTCATGCGCGAAGACTCGCACGTGTGGGCATTGCACAAATGGAACGTGCCGCTTGTGCATGACACGATGTACGACCCACGCGCTGCGGCGCTGATTGACTACGACGGTCGGCGATGGGCCAACCTGTACAGCGCTAGCAGCTTGCCGCAGGCCACGCCGTACACAGAGCAAGGCGTGGCCGCGATTGAGCGCTTCAAGGGCCATTTGTGGCTTCTGTGCGGCCGTCGCGAAATGATCTATCAGAACCTCCTGGCGTTCATGGCGCATTGCGTGCAGAAGCCGGGCAAGCTGATTCGGTGGGTGCCGATCATCAAAGGCACTGAGGGTGATGGCAAGTCCATGATTACCGAAGTCATGAAGGCGGCCATGGGGCGGCGCAACGTGAGCAGCTTCGGTCCCGAGATTATCTGCAACAGCGGCGGCTTCACGGACTGGGCGCACGGCTATGCGTTCATTGCGCTTGAAGAAATGTACATGACGGGGCGTGAGCGATTCATGATCGCCAACCGCCTTAAGCTGTTTATCTCCAACAACGACGTCAATATTTATCCGAAGGGCGCGAAGCCAAAGGACGTAGTAAATACGTGCTGCAAGATTGCCTATACGAACCACACTGACGGTATCCCGTTGGATGAGACGCAGGATAGACGCTGGTTCGTTGTCTTCAGTCCGTTTGCCAACCGCGCACAGTTGTACGAAGCGCTAGGAGCAACGAGCGAACCCGAGGTACGGGCCTACTTCGACGCCATATTCAACAGCCTGCGCAGCGAACCTGGGCAATGGCGCGCGTGGCTGATGTCGCTGCCGATCCCTGAGTGGTTCTCCGCCGACGGTGCGGCGCTCATGACCGACGAAAAGAAGATCATGGCTCAAAGCGGCGTTGACGACGTTGAAAGCATCCTGCGTAGCATCGTTGAAGAAGGTGCGTTCGGGGTATCGGCCACGGTGCTCAGTAGTTCCATGCTGACAAGTGCGCTCAAGGCTCGCACATTTATAGAAGGTGTGGAAGTGCCCAAGACAACGAGCCTTCACCATTTGCTTAATCGCATGGGCTTCATGAAGGTTACGCGTGTCGTTAAATGGCAGAACGTATCGCATCGGCTGTGGATCAAGCCGGGGGTTGACGAAGATAACGACAATTTGCGCAGGTTACTGGATGCCACGACCGTACCCCGTAGCCCGTAACCAGCAATTGTAGTAATTTATAGTAATTAACGGAGTGAGGTTACGGGCAGATTGTAGAGTGGGTGGCGGTGATGTCGTAACCAGGCCCGTAACTTCGCTAAGTTGTTGATTTCTCTCTCTTTTTCTTCTTTTTAGTTACTAGTTACAAGGTTATAAGATAAGAAGAAGAGAGAATAGAAAGAATGAAAACAGGCCGGCTGACGGCTCGATTCATATATTTATTATGGTGGCAGTCGGGTTTTGTGCTTGTGCCCATGCTTGAAACCTCTGCTTGTTACCTGGAGCGTGATCGATGACAAAAGAATCGTTAAACATAAAGCAAGAGCAATTTGCTAACGCGGTTGTGAAGCTCGGCGAGTACACGAAGGCGTATCGTGAGGTATACGATTGCCGGAATTGGAAACCTGACACAGTTAACAGTACCGCCTCACGATTGGCAGCAAGCCCAAAGGTAGCTGCCAGAATCTCGCAACTTAAAGCCGCCGCAGCCAAGCAAGTAATTTATGGCGTGGTCGAAGCGATGCGCGACGCCATTGATTTACACACTGCCGACGCCAACGAACTTGTACAGGTTCGCCGGTTAAATTGCCGGTATTGCAACGGTAAGAACCACGAGTACCAATGGCGCGACCCCCGAGAGTTTGCCGAAGCCCTGGCCCGCGCAATCGACCTGAAGGGCATACAGGACAAGCGGCGCGGTCCGAAGACACCGCCCGTGCAGCTACCCACCGACGATGGAGGCTACGGCTTCGTACGCATCGCGGCGCCCCACCCCGACTGCCCACGGTGCGACGGCGAGGGCACGGAGGACATCAAGGTAGCCGACACGCGCAAGCTGACGGGTGCGGCCCGCAAGCTGTACGCAGGGGCAAAGATCAACAAGAATGGGCGTATCGAGATACTGACGCGCAACCAAGACGGTGCACACGAGCGGATCATGAAGGCGCTCGGCATGTTCACGGAGACGGTAAAGCTCTTGCCCCCTGGTGCGCCTGCCGATGGCGTGCCGGCCTTGCCGCACGATGAGTCCGAAGCGTCACGGGTCTATCAAGCGTGGTTGCGTGGGGATGGGAAGTAGCATGCAGTTCGAAGAGTGGGCAAGGTCGCAAGGATTGAGCATGCGGCAGAAGACTGAGCCTATGACAATGCAGCGCGTCTACGCGGATCGCACAACGGCGCTTTGCGCCGCAGCGTGGCAAACGTCGCAGGCCGAAGCGTTGCACAACGAGCCGCGTAGAAAAGGTGAATTGCGACGCGGCGACGTGTTCCATGATTTGACGGTTGTGCGCGAGGTTGACAGCGTGCAGGGCTTGGGCCGCACGTACCTGTGCCAGTGCAAATGCGGGGGAAGTAAAGAGGTTCCTGCTAACCGTCTTCGCTCGGGTGCGGTCAAGTCCTGCGGGTGTCGGTTCGTTCGACAGTTCCACATGGAACCAACGGATTTGGAGGCTCGCGGTTTGAAGTGATACACTCCGCATCGGTTAGCGCTCGACAGCCGGCACCGTGGGTGCAGTCCCATAGCTGGATAGAGGAACCTGCCGCCGACCCTTCAAAGCCTGCCGGCTACGTAGCGACCCCGCAAGGGCAAGCGAACACCGGCAGGCTTTGTCGTTTGTAGGGTTATTACTTGCATAAAACATTAATAACGTTTTATCATTCGCTCACACCAACCAACGGAGCGAAGCAAGTGATACTCGACCAATCAGAAGCATGCGCGGGACTGTCAACCGCCGACGCACTCCCCGGCTACGTGCAAATCGACTTCGGCGCATCGCCGCGCGGTCGCATCACCATGGTTTTCTACACGGGCGGCGCGGTTGTCGTTAAGACGGCTGCGGGCGAGCGTGAGAAGTACGCCACGCGCGCTGACTTTGCCCTTGCCTATGGTGTGGTGCCGTCATGAGAGCATCTGCCCGTTTCTATCGTCGCAATGCCGAGCTCGTGCCCATTGACTCCGTGCGCCTGGAGTACAACCGCGAAGGCGTTGGTAATGGCGGCGTGCGCGTGCAGTTCAATTCGTTGGGCGAGAAACAAACTATATTCATGAGCGTGGGCGAGGCCCGACAGCTTGCGACACAGTTGCTTGTTGCCACGCAGAACGAGGGGGACGTTACTATCATCGACCTCAACGACAACAGCGCTGCAACGCTCAAGGGGTAAATCATGAACTACGACGAACAGTATTGGCGCGCGCTTGCCATCGAGGCACAGGAGCAAGCTGCCGTTGAGTACCATCTGTCCCGCCACTATGGCGGGCACATTGGCCGTTCGTTCCAAGGGGCTGCATACGAAACGCACCTGAAGGCTATGGCTCGCCTGGGGTTGGCAGAGAAGGAGCGCACCATATCGCCGGCACAGATTGACGCCCTGGCCGCTCGCTACCCGCTCAATCATCAGTTTGGCAAGATAGCCGACGAGCTACCACGCGCCATGCTCGACCCGCAAGAATTTCTAACAGCTTTCGACGCAGTATTGCGGTCTAGGCGTAAGTCATGAACCGAACGCAAGAAGCAATCCAATGGCAGGTTGAAGCGCTATATCGCGCACAGTATGCACGCGAGCTTGCAGACCTCGCTATTAACGGTCACGCCAAAGACAACGGGGCGTTGCGCGGTCGTGCCATTGCTGCGCAGGAAACAGCAAAGAAATACGGCGAACGTGCGCGGAGTCTTGCGGAGCCTATGCCTACCATTCCGGTGCATCGACTTGTTAGCGTTCGGAGTGACCTATGAAGCTCTTCGAGCGCTACGACCTTGTGCGATTCTACGTGTGCATCGACAAGGTGCACATTGACATGCGAGGTCGCATCCGAAACCTTGATGCTGCTACGCAACGCTTCGAAGTGCATTGCATGGACGGGCGCTATCGGATGGTAGACGTGCGCGAAGTGACCCTAGTTGCACCGCCCACAGCAAAACGTTAATATCTACGCCTCATCAACTCAAGGAACCACTATGGCTAACACCAATCAACAGCGTTGCCGAGAGAACGCAATCACCATGCAAGCGCAAGCTGCACAGCAAGCGCAGTTGTCCCGCGAATGGCGCGACGTTGGACACAGCGCACAAGCCGCAGCATGGCAACGCGCCTCCGCGCTCGACTATAGAATCGCCCGCTCCTTGCGCGACGCTGCTACGCGCTTGGAGTTTTCCAACATCGATCCTTACCTTCAAACCAAATGAAATTTCTCATCGCCCTAGCTCTTGCTTTGTTCGGCCTGCCGGCGTTCGCCGTGTTGGACACCGGCTGCGACTGGAGCCCAACTGTCCCCAACCAAATGGATTGCCCGCTTGTTGCAAGCGCTACACCTATCGGCAAGGAGCTAACGCCCGGCAAGTACATTTCGTTCAAGAACAACACGGCCGACTATCTGCAAATCGATTCGGTCGAAGCGATCACATACGAGCAGAATTGGTGGTCTGAGTTCTGCGTCTTCCAAGATGTACTCATGACGGGCCAACCGACACCGGGCACGGGTGAAATGGGTTGCACGACAAAGAATCGTGGCGAGAACTACCCGTTGATTCGATGGGGAACGAACACGGGGCTGTCGGTGCCCCCTGGATCGCGCGTGGCTATTGGTTCGCACACACCGCCAAACGAAGTGGCGCACACGTACTCGCTCAAGGTGCGCAAGCAAGTCACTGGCGTGACCGTATGGCGACAGCCGCGCATGGATACGCCCATCGCATGCAACGGCATGAGCCAATCGAGTCCGTGGGACGTGCTAGTAAACAACACCGGCCGCGATATCCATCTGATCGGTGCGCAAATCTTCAATGTGTCGGGCACACCTGCAACAACTAACGTTTTGAACGGTTCTGCCTGCATCTACACGTTCTTTCAAAGCGGCGCCATCAAGTACAAGAATTGCGGCGACGGTTGGAAGATGCGCGGCGAAATTGAAATGGATGCGCAGATCATCGCCCCTGGTGAAGGCGTTGCAGCCCAAGCGATCAACGCATGCGCTGTTGGCGACAATTGGGACTGGGCTGCTTACTTGAGGGTTTGGTAATGGAGCACGGCGTTCAAACCCTTTCGTATCAGACGCCGGCAAGTCCTGCCGTGCTCACGGAACTGCGCGCGCTGCGCCTGTGGCACTGGCGGAAGGTGCGCGCAGCGTCGAAGGTTGACGACAGCATTGCATTTGCTCTGCGCGAATGCCACGACCAATCGACCACCGACAACCTGCGCTTGCGAAAAGAAGCGGTGCGTGCGGACTGGGCGCTGCACATGGGTGCAGTGCAAACCTTGAACCGCTTCTTTGACCACGGTGACACTGCCGAGAAGGACGCGCTGCTATGACACGTTGTACAGATTCGATCTATTGCACCGGCCACGTGCCGTGCGAAGGGTGCTTGGTATGTCCTGGCGATAGCACACCCGTTCCAGATGAGATTCGACGCATGGTTCTTGCTGCGGTTACAGCACCAAAGCCACACCTACGCGTAGAGAACGGCATGTGGCAAATCGTCAATTGGCAAGAGTGGAACAGATCAATGCAACCAGACAGGTTCTGCCGCGCGTTCTACTGGGTGCGCGAGCGCAATTTCAAGGTGAGGCTGTGAGCCACCCCAAGCCACGCATGCGGCCCGTGCGCCGTCCGTTCGATTGGGACTATTACGGAGCGCGCGTGCAATGGCTCTGCGTCGGTTGCGGATGCTACGTGTACCGCGACACAGCGGAAGAGGCTTACAAGGCGTGGTGCTCGCGCCGTGCGCAACGCAAATCCCCTACACATTGGTCGGATAAGCCTTGCTAAAACATTAATAACGTTTTATACTTGGGCCATCGCAACGAACCAAGGACCGCAAATGAGTGCCGCAGCAAACCGCCTTCTTGAGTGCAACGAGTACGTTAAGCGCCTTGAATCTATGGGCGCACAGAACGACGATGCCAAAGGTCCGCATCATTGGAGCCGCAAAGACAGCTATGAAGACGCTGTGTTCTGGTTGCGGTACGACGCCGCGAAGATCATCGGCAAAGGCTGCTAATTTTCTACCGCTGACGATTCCGGGAGCGGATGAAATGGGGCGCGGCTTACGACCCCATACGGTAGCACTCAACAAAGGAACAACATGACCGGCAAGCAACTGTACAAACTGTGGTGCGAAATGAACGACTTGAAAACCATCAAGTGGGGTCGCCTCTCGCCGTTCGATCAAGAGGCATGGCGCGGACTCGCATCGCAACTCGCTCGTGCGTACAAGGTGGCGTAATGCTTCTAGCCGCCCTCACACTCGCAGCGTCCGCCCTGGCGTGGCAACCGCTAGCGCAGGACATCAGCTACGCGCCGACAACGCTTACCATGCCCGCGCCCAACATGCGCCGCGTGCTGCTGAAGATTGACCGGATCGTGACGCTCTACGAATACGACTGCCGCCGCAAGACCGCTGCGATGCTATACGTCATGCGTCCAGACCGCGAGCCCTATGCGCCGGCAAGCAACGTCAGCACGCCGCACTACTTCAGCCACACGAGCGTGCATGCGATGGTAACGGCACGTGTTTGCGGGAAGGAAATGCTGTGATCCTCCTTGCCGTCTGCTCCGCATTGCTCGCCCTGGCAATCGTTTGGCAATCCATCATTGGTCACATAGCGCGGATAGGGTACGCCCCGCTGCGGTGCTTTCTGCTCGTGCTATGGTTTCCATGGCACATAACCGGCCATATGCTGCGCGAGTTGCGCCCTGTTCGTTGGGGCGGCCATCCAAACAAGGCGCGTTTGCTCACGTTGGACTATTACGCTATGCCCGGACTGGTGTTCCTGGCCGCATGGGACGGTTGGTTTGTTCCATAACCACGCGCGTTGCTCGGATATTGCTTGCATAAAACATTAATAACGTTATCATTGCGCCATGAGCAAGCAACCCCGTACCTTCAGTCGCAACGGTCATACCGTTGAACTCATCGGGCCTGCAAAAAGAGTAGGAGTGTGGATTGACGGCAAGCGTCACGTAAACAACGATTTTTTCTGGTCGTCGCTGCGTGCTGCCCGTCTGTCGGCTTTTGACTACTGTGCAAGGCATCCGAAATGAGCCAAACCAAAGAACAACGTGAGCAGATAGACATGGCGTTGCATGACGTGCGGTACTCGCCGTCGATCCTTGCCGACGAAGTGCGGCGCCTGCGGTCCGAACTGTTGAAGGTGCAACGGGAAAACGGGCGGTTGCGTCGCAGCCTGCCTAAAAATTACTTGAAGGAAACCAAATCATGAGCAAACACGATGCGGAAGACATGGCGCAAACTGCCGAAGCTAGGCGCACCCCAACACTGGCCGAACAGATTGGACATGCGTACGACACGCAGCGTCGCTTAGAAAAACTGACCCAACTCGCGGACGACGCCGCCCGGCAACAAGCTGGTGCGTCGGAGGAAAAATTCCGCGCGGAAGAAGCCGTTTGGAAAATGCTGTGCGAGGAAATACCCATTGACGTAAACCGACTGCAATGGGACATCGGCGAAATGCGCGGCATCATCATGGCCGCTATCACGCTGGCGGTGACGAAATGAACTTCCAACCGCCCGAAGAAGACGACCCGCGCGACGATGACCAACGGTTGCAAGTCGGCATCGGACGTGGCTTCGTTGCGCCCGTTTTCACAATGCTCGATGCTATTAACCCTGGCGTGTCCTTGTTACAAGCCGCCATGCGCGAAGGCGAGACGAAAGAGCGCTACCACGCACGCTGCGTGTTTGAGACTCGTGTTGCCGAACTCCTGTCCGACGCTTTCTCGATGGGCTTCCGCGTGACCATCGAGAACAAATCCGACACGCCGCCCGCCATGCGCCACTATCACCCCGTTATTCACATTTACGAAAGCCGCAAATGAAAGACCCCGTCGTACAAGCCGAGCGCATGGAACGCCTGCACAAGATTAAAGAACTGACACAGAAGGTTCATGCCAACAAGGATCGCATCCGCCGCAACATCGAGACAATCGACCGCGCGGGCGAAGACAACAAAGCCGCTGCGATTGAGCTTGCTGCCGATACGTCCAACCTGAACGATTTAGCGGGACGCGTCGGACTGATGCCCACACAAAGCACTGACAAGCTGATAGACGCGCTCGTGGGCCTGTTGGTTGAACTGCCCGCGTATGGCACTCCTGCTGCGGTGCCTGCACCGAACCCGTTTACAGGTGTTGCCAATGCAAGCGGCAAGCAACTCGATGCAATAGGTGCGGGGTTTGCATGTTCGCGCAGTATGGGTGAGTCCGACTCTGCCTATCGCGCTCGGGTGCACAGCGCGATAACAAAACGGTTGCCTCTCATGCCTGAGCACGACGCTGATGGCAACCGTTTGTACTGACCATGCGCGCCGGCCACGCCAGTTACGGCAACCTCCTGGCGACGCGCCAACGCAACGAACGCGTGTTCGCCTTCGGCTATACTGACAATTCGGAACCGGCCAAAAGCGGATGCGAGCGGACCAACCACCCGACTAGGCCACAGCCGCACGACGCAGCGAGTAGGCCGGTTCCGAATCTAACAACCGTATGGAGTGGCCTGGGTAGTCGGAACGGTGGGTAGCAGGCCCGCCCGCATGCCGTTCTAAAGTTTTGCCGAATGCTGACGGGTCTACATCGCTCACGACCCGCCGCCACTAGTCGGCCCTAACGCCCCGTTTGCCTTGAGCACTCGGGGCGTTTTGTATGATGGGGGTAATGGATTACAAAAACCCTCAGTACATACCGATATTTAGAGAGCGCATGGAACGGCTCGCGCGGTTGCGTGCAAACCCCGCTCTGATGCCCGTCCTAAAACAGCACTATCGGCAAAATCCAATCGACTTTATCCGTGACTGGGGCGTGACCAGCGACCCCCGCAATATCGAGCGGGGTTTGCCGGCAGTCATACCGTTAATTCCTTTCCCCAAGCAAGTTGAATGGATGGAATGGATACTCGACCTTTGGCGTACCGGCAGGGGCGGGCTCACGGAGAAGTCACGGGACATGGGGTGCAGCGTCAACGCAATGGCCCTGCTGTGCACACTGAGCCTATTTAACGATGCGTTCGTAGGCGGCGTGGGCTCGCGCAAGGAAATGCTAGTTGACAAGGTTGGCGACCCGTCTACGCTGTTCTACAAGGCACGCCAGTTCCTGAGCAACTTGCCGGTTGAATTCCGGGGCGGTTGGAGCGAGCGAAACAAGCTCGTGTCCGCCCACATGAAGATCGAAATACCTGACACCGGCAGCGTGCTCATTGGCGAAGCCGGCGACAACATTGGCCGTGGCGGCCGGGCGTCAATCTATTTGGTCGATGAGAGCGCGTTTCTAACGTCGCCAATGAGCATCGAAGCATCGCTATCGCAAACCACGCGTTGCCGTATCGATCTGTCATCCGTCAACGGCATGGACAATCCATTTGCCGAGAAGCGCCACAGCGGCAAGATTCCCGTATTCACGTTCTCATGGCGTGACGATCCGCGCAAGGATCAGGCTTGGTACGACGGCGAAGTAGAGCGCCTTAATCCGTTGGTCGTCGCACAGGAAATCGACCTTGACTATGCGGCATCCAAAGAGGGCATTCTTATTCCATCTGCCTGGGCGCAAGCGGCTGTCGATGCTCACGTAAAACTAAACATCCTGCCGAGCGGAGCGCGCAAAGGAGCGCTCGACGTGGCCGACGAAGGTATCGACTTGAACGCGTTCTGCGCAAAGTACGGTTTCATGGTTGAGCATCTGTCGGCCTGGAGCGGTAAGGGCGCAGACATCTTCCAGACCGTGGAGAAAGCTTTCGGTCTTTGCGATGAGCTTGGGCTAGACAACTTCGACTATGACGCCGATGGCTTGGGTGCCGGCGTGCGCGGCGACGCTCGGCAAATCAACGCGCGAGAAAACCGCGTGGGCAATCAAATCAAGGTCAATGCGTTTCGCGGCTCGGGCGAGGTCACCAATCCAGAAGACGAAATTATCAAGAGCACGGAGAAGAAAAAGGGTCGAACCAACAAAGACTTTTTCAAGAACCGCAAGGCTCAGGCGTGGTGGCATCTACGGGTTCTGTTCATGAACACGTACCGCGCGGTTGTTGAGGGCATGCCCTATGACCCGGCACTAATCATCAGTATTCCGTCAAGCCTTCCCGAACGACAAAAACTCTTGTCTGAATTGAGCCAACCGACGTACTCAATTGACACCGTGGGTAAAATCGTCGTTGATAAAGCGCCTGACGGCATGCGCTCCCCCAACCACGCTGACAGTCTTATGATTGTTTGTGCCCCACAAGATCGCAAGCGCATTGGCCCGCTCGGCTTCTAAAGGAATAATCATGTTCAAATGGCTTTTTGGTAAGAACGCACCCGAGCCCGCGCCGCAACCCGAGGAAGAAGCGCCGAGCAAGCCGGGCTTTGCGGGCGGCGACTTCAGCACGCACCAGCGCAACACGTTGAACATCAAGGCCCGGATTGCCGGCTTGAAGGCCATTGCGCCGCGATTGGAAGCCGCTGAAGGCGTCGCAATGGATGCGGCCGACGCGGAGTGCGAAGAAAGCCTGTTCGACGCCTACGACTACGGGCAACCGAACATTAGCGACGCCATTGCCTCTTGGTACAACGCACAAACGTTTATCGGTCATCAGTTGGCCGGCATCATCGCGCAGCACTGGCTTATCCAGAAGGTTTGCGACATGCCAGGGCGAGACGCCATCCGTCACGGCTACACCACGGTATCAAGCGACGGCAAACCGATTGAGCCTGCGGTACTAAGCAAGATCAAACGCGGCGACAAGAAATACAAGATCAAAAAGAACCTGCGTGAATTTGTCAACTTCGGCCGCGTGTTCGGCATCCGTATTGCCATCTTCAAAGTTGACTACGGCAGCAAAGAGCTAGACGACGCTGCATACGAACGTGTGTTCAACATCGACGGCGTGCGCCCTGGCAGCTACAAAGGCATCGTGCAGGTTGATCCCTATTGGTGCTCGCCCGAGCTTGATGCGAAGGCCAGCGCGCAGCCTGACACCATGCATTTCTATGAGCCCACACACTGGCTCATTAACGGTCGTCGCTACCACTACTCGCACCTTGTCATTTACCGGCACGGCAGCGTGATTGACATCCTGAAGCCCGCCTATCTGTTTGGCGGTGTGCCGGTGCCACAGCTAATCATGGAGCGCGTCTACGCTTCGGAGCGTACGGCCAATGAAGCGCCGTTGCTCGCGCTCACCAAGCGTACCGTGATCTACAAGGTAGACATGGAACAATTCATGGCTAACTTGAAGGCAGGACTGCGCCGCGTGGCCGATTGGGCAACCTTCTGGAACAACAACGGCGTGCGCATCATCGACAGCGGCGAAGAGCACGAGCAAAAAGATACGTCTCTCGCAGACATGGACGGCGTAATCATGACGCAGTATCAGCTTGTCGCTGCGGCCGGCGAGGTTCCTGCAACCAAGCTGCTTGGCACGGCGCCGAAGGGCTTCAACGCAACGGGTGAGTTTGACGAATCGAGCTATCACGAAATGCTTGAGTCATTGCAAGAGCACGAACTCACGCCATTCGTTGAACGTCACCACCAATTGATGATCCGATCGGATATTCCCGACGCCGTCAACATCGACACAACGGTAAGTTGGGAACCGCTCGATAGCCCGACCGCTGCGGAGTGGGCCGAAATCAATCTGAAGAAAGCACAGACCGGCGCGGCATTGGTCACAGCGGGCGCCATTGACGGCGAAGACGAACGTATCCGTCTTGCCAACGATAAAGACAGCGGATATCCGTCGCTAGAGGTTGGCAAGGTCATTGAAGACCCTGTGCCAGTCGTGCTGCCAACACCCACGCCTGCTGCTACGCCTGCCCTTGGTGCCGCTACCGTCGAAGCGCAAAAATGAAAAAGGGTTTGATCCTGCGACCGAGCGCGCGCACGCAAGTGCTGTACGCAAAGCGCATGCGCGATCTGATTGAAGCGATGATGAAAGAAACGAAGCGCGAATTGCTTGCGCTTTATCGTTCGCCTGATGCGGTTGTATTGGACGAGGCTGACACGATCTACACGCGGCAAGCGCAAGAGCTTGGGTTGTTGCCGGCGCTAGGCCCCGTGACGGAAGTCATGGATGCCTCGCTCGCCGAGCTTGCGCAAAAACTGTTGGAGCGCATCGAGTCGAAATTTACGGTGATGTTCAACAATGCAGCAACGGCTATCAGTGACATGATGGTGAAAGAAACGTTAGCAACGAGCGACCGCACCGTATCGGCATCGCTCAAGGAAGTATCGCAGTCGGTCACGTTGCGCATGACGCCGCGTGTTGCGCAGATGGTCGATGCGGGCGCGGCCGAAAGTACGGCGCTTATTCGCAGCGTACCTAGCAAGTACCTGTCGCAAGTGCAGGGCGACGTGATGCGATCTATCACCAGCGGCAACGGTCTACAAGATTTGGTGCCCGCACTGGAGAAGCAAAACGTTAAAACGCTAAATTGGGCGGCAAACGTAGCCAAAGACCAGACGCGCAAGGTCTACAACAACATCAATAAGGCTCGAATGCAAGACGCTGGCGTGTCTAAATTCGAGTGGATTCACAGCGGGGGCAGCAATAAACCCCGTCAATTTCACATGGATCGCGCCCCGGCCGGCCTGAACGGTGGTATTTTCGACTTCAACAACCCGCCTATAATCGATAAAAACACGGGCGAGCGTGGTATTCCTGGGCAATTGCCCTATTGCGGATGCACAATGCGCCCTATTATCGATTTGAGCGACGAAGGATAAGCAATGGAACAAGTCACGGGCGCAGGTATCGTCTTTTGCTCGCAAGGCAAGGTGCTGTTGCTCTGTCGTCCCGATGGTTCGTGGGGTATTCCGGCCGGCAAGGTCGAAGAAGGCGAGACGCCAGCGCAAGCGGCAGTCCGCGAGACAACGGAAGAAGTCGGATTTACAACCGCCGAACTTACCGCCCCACTCAAAATCGTTAATAACTCCGATGGCGTGACGTTCTATGCGTACCATCAGGAATTGGCCGAACCTTTCACACCCGTAATTAACGAAGAGCACATGGCGTCGGGTTGGTTCCCTTGCGAACTGCTGCCCACACCGCTATTCGAATGCACGGCCGAATTGATCGCGATGGCGCAAGCCGCTGCCGTGATGGATCGCGCCGACATGAGCGCGCGCCAATTGGACGCAAACGGTTGGTTTGAAATCAAGCGCAACCCCATCAGCAAAGCCGGCGTGTTTTCGTACCTGGGCAAACATATTCCCGGTGCCGACCCCCGCAAGATGTACCAAGTCTATCGGCCGGCAGAAGAGCTTTCGTCGCCCGAGACGATTGAATCTTTCAAGCTCTTGCCCTGGATCAACGATCACACGATGCTAGGCAATGGGCGCGCTAATACCGTTCCTGCCGAGCGCAAAGGTGTTCACGGTGTCATTGGTCAAGATGTCGTTTTCGAAGGAGATACGCTCTATGGAAACCTGAAATTGTTTTCTGGCGAACATGGCACGGTAATTGACTCCGGTAAAAGGGAGTTATCATCGGGCTTCCGCTGCCGGTACGAATTGGCCCCGGGCGTTTTTAACGGTCAGGCCTACACGTATGTGCAACGTCAAATTCGGGGCAATCATATTGCCTCTGTTGATGACGGGCGCATGGGGCCAGAAGTTGCGGTGCTCGACTCTCTTTCATTCACGTTTGACGCAAAGGACTTTCAAATCATGGCAACTGAAGACACCAAAAAGCCCGGCGAGGGCGAAGGCGGCGAAAAGGAAATGACCATTGCCGAACTCACGGCGCTGGTTAAAACTATCGCCCCCAAGATTGCCGAACTGACGGTAGCAATGGAAGCCCTCAAGGCAAATCCGGCCGCAGCCGCTACCGTGGAAGACACCACCAAGACCGACCCTGCCGCAGCCGCTGCCGCCATGGACGCCGCCGACAAGGCGCGCACCGACGCTGCGATTGCAGAAGCCATCAAGGGTGTTCCCGGTGCCGTCATGAAAGCCCTTGCCGAGCGTGACGCCCTGGCAAAGAAGCTGTCCGACCACGTTGGCGTGTTCGACGCATCGGACATGACCCGCGAACAGGTTGCGACATACGGCATCGAAAAGCTCGGCATCAAGGACACCATTCCGGCCGGCAACGAGTCGGTTTACCTGACCGCCTACCTGTCGGCACTGCCCGCACCGAGCACCGCCCGCGCGAAGGTTGGCAAGGTCGCTGACGTGACCGACGCGGCCGACGAAGACACCGCCAAGGTGCCTGACAGCCTCGCAAAGTACATCGCGTAAGCGCTGACCCATTCCACTACGGAGAACAAAATCATGGGCTTCCAAACTGCAATCCAATTCAACCAAGGTGCGGGCATCCCCGGCGAGTACGCGCTTGATGATCGCGGCGCGCGCGCAGAACCCGGCGTGCTGCGTTCGGCTTCGGCCGCCAACAACGTTTTCGGCCGCGTCTTCACGATGCTTGCCACGGACCCGGGCGTCATGCGCGCGGGCAACCCGGGCGGTACGGGCGTGCGGCCCATGATTATGACGTCGCCGAAGCAAAACGTTAGCGCGGGTACTGCCGCCAACGGCACGCTCGCGCCGACGCTCGTGCTCCGCAACGAAGAAATTGCCGAGTTCACCAGTTGCCATGCCGGCATTTGGGTCACCACCGACAGTGCCGCGCGCCCTGGCGACATCGTGCGCTACCTGCTCACGACCGGCCAAATCCATATCGTGCCGCCCGGCACTGCCGCCGACCCGCTGTACGCCGACCTTCCCGGCGCGCAAGTGGTGCGGTTCCCCCAACCGACCGTCCCCGGCCTGTGCGTGGTGGCTATCAGCGCCCCGTAAGCCACCATCAACACAACTGGAGAAACAGCAATGGCACAAAAAACCAGCAAGGTACACAGCCGCAAGGGCGCACGCGATGTCGGCGCATTCGACTTCCCCGCAGGCGACGTAGCGCAGTACCAAGCGCTGCAACGCATCGGCATCGGCTTCCGCGAACACGCGCTGCTTGACATGGTGGAAGCGCACGGCTTCGACGCATCCGACATGGCCCCCGTGCCGCTGCCGGGTGTGACCGTGCCGACGATTCCCGGCCTTGTGCAGTTCCTGCAAGCATGGTTGCCCGGTTTCGTTCGCGTGCTGACCGCACCGCGCATGATTGATGACCTGATCGGCATCCAGACCGTGGGCGCGTGGGAAGACGAAGAAATCGTGCAAGGCATCATCGAGGGCCTGGGCACTGCCGTTCCTTACACCGACCACGGCAACGTGCCGCTCGGCTCGTGGAACGTCAACTACGAACGCCGCACGGTGCTGCGTTTCGAGTCGGGTCTTGAAGTCGGTCGCCTGGAAGAAATGCGCTCGGCACGCATCCGCGTCAGCACCAGCGCCGAGAAGCGCACCAGCGCTGCGGAAGCACTCGAGATTTTGCGCAACCGCATCGGCTTCTTCGGCTACAACGCAGGCACGAACCGCACCTACGGTTTCCTGAACGAACCCAACCTCTCGGCGTACATCAGCCTTCCGGCCACGGGTACGGGCGGCAACACCGAATGGAGCACCAAGACCTACCTGCAAATTACCGGCGATCTGCGCCTGATGCTGTCGGGTCTGCGCGTATCGTCCAAAGGTCGCATCAACCCGCAAAAGGACCGCATCACCATTGCGCTCCCGACCGGCGCGGTTGACTTCCTGGGCGTCACCAGCGACTTCGGCAACAGCGTTCAGGACTGGCTCACCAAGACCTACCCCAACGTGCGTATCGAGTCGGCCCCCGAACTCGACGGCGCGAACGGCGGTGAGTCGGTGGTGTACATCTACGCTGAAAACCTGCGCGACGGTGCGAGCGACGGCGGCGACGTGTGGGCGCAACTCGTGCCCACCAAGTTCATGGCACTGGGCGTTGAGAAGCGCGTGAAGACCTACGTCGAAGACTTCGCCAACGCCACGGCAGGTGTGCTGCTCAAGCGCCCGTTCGCGGTCGCGCGCTACACCGGCGTTTAATCGAGCCTTCGGCCTACTGGCTACAATGGGGCGGCCGGCGCAATCTGGCCGCCCCATTTTCTTATTCACTTTCAGGAGATTTGCCAATGTCCACCAAAGCCAAATTCGTTTACTCGACCCTTCCCGCCGCACAAGCCTACACGTCGCACAAGGCGAGCGGCGACGAAGGTCTTTCGATCCCGGAACGTACCGTCATCATCAATGGTGGTGCCTCCCTGGCCGATCATCGGTTTGAAACGCCTATCGGTGTGATGACGGAAATCACCGAAGACGATTTCGAATTCCTCAAGCAGAACGTGGTGTTCATGCGCCATGCGCAGCGCGGCTTTATCAAGGTGCTCGATGAGAAGATCGACGTTGAAAAGGTTGCTGCTGACCAGAACCGCGCCAGCGGCGACGTGCCGGTAACGCCTAACGACTTCGAAGCTGAAGGCGTCAAGGCCCCGACCCACAAGCCGCACAACAAGCGCTAATCGTGGCAACCCCCGCAATCGACTACGCTAAGTTTCGCACGCTGTTCCCACAGTTCGCGAGCGAAGCGTTGTACCCGGACGCCACGCTAGATGCGTGGTGGGCGATGGCGCATTGCTCGATGCAGGAGCCACCTTGCGGGTGCCCCGATGACGCGTGCGGCTCGATGATGCTCTACCTGATGACGGCGCATATCGGCGCGCTGATGACCACGCTTGCGGCCGGTGGTGCGTCTGGTGGCAAGTCGGGTGTACTGACCTCTGCCACTATCGACAAAGTAACCGTGGGGTACACGCTGCCGCCCTACAAAAGCGGTTGGCAGTTCTGGCTTTCTTCCACGCCATACGGTCTGCAATTGTGGGCCATGCTGTCGGTTGCCGGCGCTGGCGGGTTCTCCGTCAATGGTCGCCCCGAGTCGCGCGGTTTCCGCAAGGTCTATGGTGCATTCCGGCCATGACGCTCCAAGTCGTTCGCAAACCGGGCGACTCCGACCGCATACGGCAAGCATTGCGCGAACTGGAACGCACAGAAACTAAGGTTGGATGGTTCGAAAGTGCGAAGTACCCCAACGGCACGCCCGTTGCGTATGTAGCCACCATCCAAGAGTTTGGATATCCGGCCGGTGGATTGCCTCCCCGGCCGTTTTTCCGTCCGACGATAGCGAGCGAGCAAGCAGCATGGAGAACGTTAATTGCTCAGGCGTCGCGAGGCGTGGTTAACGGCAAGCGAACGTCATTCCAAGCAATGGAGCTTATTGGTCTGCAAGCAGCCGGCGACGTGCGCAAGACTATCTCGCAAATTTCTACGCCAGCACTGAGCCCCGCAACGATTGCAGCACGTAAGAAACGCGGCAACAACAGCACCAAGCCGCTTGTTGATACCCGCGTGATGATTAACACTCTCACGCATCAGACAGAGATTAAATAATGATTCCTGGCCTTAACGTACTGGCAGAAGCGCTGCGGCTAATTAACCCGCAGACCGTGAAGTTTTTTAAAGCCACCAACCGCACCAAGACTGCGGCCGGTTTGTACGTACCCGCGTTTGCTGCTGGTGTTGACGTTGCGCAAGGCAGCTTGCAGGCTGTGCCGCGCACACGCTATCAAGTGCTCGGGCTTGAACTGTCGAAGAAGTACGTTACGTGGTTCGTGCCGAGCGTCGCGGTCGTCGGCCTGGAACGCGGCACGAGCGGCGATCAATTCGAATACGGAGGCGAACGCTTCCAGACTGAGCACGTCACCGACTGGCTAGGGCAAGACGGTTGGCTAGAAGTCATAGGCGTGAAGATTGGGGCAGCCAATGCGTGACATGGAACTATTCTCCCTGGTGTTCGGTTTGCTGGCGCAGGAAGCCCCCAAACGCGGCCTTGTGGGCATGGAATACACGCAGCGCTACCAACCTACACAGGAAGGTATCAACGACGGCCCTACGCTCTATGCGTTCAAGGTTGGCGCAAAGCGATACGGTTACCGGGGCGTGAAGCAAATTCCAGACATCGACGCGCCCACCGGCATGAAGCGGATCGAAACGCAGGCCATGGAAACCACCCTGCAATTCTCAGTTGTGCAACCCATCGCTACCGGCATGGGAGACTTGACGCACAGCGACCGGCTCAATGCCGTGGCAAGCGTCATGCAATCCCCGGACTTTCAAAAGCTGTTGATCGCAAACGGCGCATCTATTCTGCGCATTACCGAAGTGCGCACGCCACAGGTAATTAACGATTACTCGCAATGGGAAGAAAACCCATCATTCGACGCGGTGTTTAAACACGATGATGTCTGGATCGATGGAGTACAAGAAGCGAAGACCTTCGAATTCCGCCTTTACGCGCTGTAGCATAATACCCACTCTGCAACCCCTGACTAAACCGGAGCTTTTCTTATGTCCATTGACTTTAAAAAATACGTCAACATCATTTCCGGTGTCGGCGGCGGCAACGCAGTTCGCCAGCGCGATTTGATCGCGCGCATGATTACCTCAAACCCGCTGGTGTCACCCGATGCGGTGCTCGAATTCACGGGAGACATTGCAACGGGTGTCGGCGCGTACTTCGGCACAACGTCGGAAGAGTACAAGCGCGCCGTTGCATACGCGTCGTACGTGTCGCCATCCATCGCAGCGGCCAAGAAATTGTCGTTCAGCCGTTGGAGCGAAGCCGGCAACGACCCCAAGGTTATCGGCAACAACGATGCCAAGAGTCTTGCCAGCATCCAAGCAATCACGGCGGGCGGCATTACGGTTCGCCTCGCGGGCGTGAGCTACAACGTCGCAGGCGTGAGCTTCGCGGCTTCTTCCACGCTGGCCGCTGCTGCTGCTGCTCTGCAAGTCGCTATCCGTGCTGCCAATGCCGCGCTTGCCGGCGCGACCGTCGCGTACGCTGCTGACGGCCCGAGCCGCTTCACCGTGACCGTCCCTGCTGCCACGGGCAAGATGGATATCGTGTCCGTCACGAGCGGCGCGCAAGACATCGGTGTGAAGTTCGGCCTGAGCGCTGCGGCCAATGCCATCAGCATTGCAAGCTCGTTGCCGCAAACTCCCCTGGATGCGTTTATCAAATCCATCGACATCACCAACAACTTTGGTTCGTTCCTGTTCCTCGATGAGCTTGACCTTGCCGAAGTTGAAAGCGTGGCGGCGCACAACTCGACGTTGAACGTCATGTACATCTACGCGGTGCCGGTGAAGTTCGCCGACTATGCGACGTGGTACGCCGCGCTCAAGAGCTACGCCGGCATCGGCCTCACGCTCATGGATGACGTGAATTACCCCGATGAGTACCCGGATCAAATTCCGGCAACCATCATGGGTGCCACGGACTACACCAAGCGCAACGGCGTACAGAACTATATGTTCAAGCAGTTCTCCAACGTTACCGCGTTGGTCACTGACACGCTGGTGAGCAACAACCTCGATGCCTCGCGCATCAACTACTACGGTGAGACGCAGACTGCAGGCCAGCGCATTGCGTTCTACCAACGCGGCAAGCTGATGGGCCTTGCAACGGCGCCGGTAGACATGAACGTGTACGCCAATGAAGCATGGTTTAAAGACTACTGCGGCGCGCAAATCATGAGCCTGCAATTGTCGCTTTCTCGCCTTGCAGCCAACGACGGCGGCGTGGGTGCAGTGCTGAACATCCTGCAACAACCTATTGACGATTCGCTCTTCAACGGGGTTATCAGCGTCGGCAAGCCGCTCACGCCTGTGCAGAAGGTGTTCATTGAGTCGATTACGGGCGATGCTCTCGCTTGGTACAAGGTGCAGAACGTCGGCTACGTGGTGTCGGCGAAAGTCGAAAGCTACGTGACGACTGATGGCAGCACCGAATACAAGATCGTCTATTCGCTGATCTACAGCAAAGATGACGCCGTGCGCCTTGTCGAAGGTACGCATACGCTGATCTAAGCGCTAATCATCAACAAACGGAGTAAACAAACATGACTATCGACGCATCCGGCTTCGGCGTAATGATCAACCTGCAAGCCAGCGAGACGTTTCCCGCTGGCATCGAACTCACGCGGTTCGCAGACGACGCCGACCCCATCGACATGCCGCAATTGCAGATCAACGACAAGGCAATGGGCGTGAATGGCGACCTTGTGAAATGGAGCAAGGCAAACCCCATCCCGCTCACGATTGCCGTGTTGCCGAACAACGAAGACGACGACAACCTGCAAGTGCTCGCGATGAGCAACCGCGCAGTGCGTGGTCGTCGTCCGGTGCGCGACATCATCACAGCGACCATCACCTACCCCGATGGCTCTGTGGTGCGGCTGCTGCGCGGCATCATCACCGATGCCCCCATTGGCAAGAGCGTCGCGTCTTCCGGTCGCATCAAGACGAACAGCTACGTGTTCGCATTCGAGGACGCGCAGTAATGGCACGGGAACTTCTGCAAGCGCAAGACTTCGAGTGCCCGCTTCCTGGCGGCGGGTCGAAGACCTTCATTCTGTCGAAGTTCCCGGCCATCGTCGGCCGGGAAATCATCGCCAAGTATCCGCTCTCGGGCATGCCAAAGCTCGGCGATTACAGCGTCAATGAAGAAACTATGTTCAAGCTCATGAACCACGTTGCCATTCGTGGTGCCAATGGTGAGCCGATTCGGTTGTCTACGCGTGACCTCATCGACAACCATTGCGAATCGTGGGAAGTGCTCGCGCGGGTAGAGTTTGAAATGCTCAAGCTCAATTGCTCTTTTTTCGCGGACGGGCGAGCCTCCCGTTTCTTGGAAGGTTTCGCCCAAAAGGCGCTCGCGTCGGTTACCAAAATGTTGATGGGTTCTTTGGAGCAATTATCGAGTCTGGAAAAGCAACGCTCAAAGAACTCAGAGAAGACTACACGTTAGAAGAAGCGCTAGACATTTGGGAAGTGATCGCGGTAAACCGCATGAACGAACAGTTAGCGATGGAAGAAGCTAACAAAAAGTGAGTAATTAAAATGACGATCCTTGATACCTTCTATGTTCTGTTCAAGTCTGATACGAAGGAGGTAGAACAAGGCATCGACAAGAGCAAGCAAAAAGCGGAGGGCTTGCTCGATACGCTCAAGAAAACCGACCTGGGCGCGCAAGGTCTTAATACCACGTTGAAAGACCTTGCGTTGCGTGGTGCCAGTCTGTTTGGTCTGAGCCTGTCGCTAAAACTCTTCTACGACAACATCAAGGAAAACGCCGAAGCAATGGCGGCGCTTGATAAGCTCGCTGCTCGCCTCAACACCACGGCCGATGCCGTAGACCAATTCATGGACACCGGGCAACTGCTCGGGCTCGGCGAAGAAGTTACTAAGGGCGGACTGGAAGCCCTTAACCAAGCTGCGCAAGATACCGCGCTTGGCATGGGTCGGGCAAAGAAGGTATTCGAAGAACTCGGCGTGACCGTAACCGACACGCAGGGGAAGGTAAAGCCCATCACCGACCTGATGACGGAGCTTGCCGACAAATTCAAGGATATGGACAAGGGCAAGCAAGTCCGTATCATGGAGCGCTTGGGTCTTAACCCGGCGTTGCTGAAACTATTCAACGCTGATCTTGCCGCATTAAATGTGCGCCTGGAAGACATCGACAAGGCGGCCGGCTACAACTTCGAACGTGTGCGCATGTTGTCGCAAGCGTACATGAAGCAATCGAACGCGATGAAGATTGAGGTTAACAGCCTCTTTGCGTTCTTTGAAAAACTAAAGTCCGCTTCGTATTCGGCATTTATTCCGGTCCTGATTAAAGGACTGCAATTCGTGACCAAGGTCACGAACGAACTCTACGAATACATCATCAAGCACAGTGACGTGGTACGCGGTGCTTTGATTGCCATCGGCACGGCCATTAGCTATTTCTTGATTCCAGCGGCGATTAAAGGTGCTATCGCCTTCGCTACCATGCTAGCCCCCTTCCTCCTTGTCGGCGCAGCCGTGGCGGCCGTTGTAGCAGCCTTCGCGTTGATGTATGAAGACCTGACAATCTACCTTGAGGGCGGCGATAGCTTGCTTGGGCGGTTCCTGCCGAAGTGGGACGACCTGAAGAGCAAAATTAACAGCGTGGGCGAAACGTTCAAGGCGTTCACGTTCGGGCTCATCGGCGATACGGAAGGCATCGAAACGGCATGGCGCAAAATGCTGGCGCTCATGGGCTTGGAGAACCAACAGGCAATTGAGCAATGGCTCGCAAACTTCAAATCATTTACTGATTACCTCAAGGATATTGGAGCCGACGTTAAAAAAGTCTTTACGGACATCATTGACGTTATCAACCAAGTGTTCGAATTGCTCGGCATCAAGGGTGGTGCTGGAGGCTTCGCGGATCAAATCAAGGCGTCAGTTGGCGATACGGTAAAGATGCTGAAAGAAGGTATCAAAGGTGCGCAAAGCACCGACTTCGTAGGCGAGGCAATCAGCATCGGCAAGGAAATGCTAGGCCGCGTGGGCGAATCGCCGATATCTTCGAACAACTCCAACACTATCAGCAATAGCACTTCGACCACGCGCAACACTACGGTTCAAGTTGATAAGGTCGAAGTGCAAACGCAAGCCACAGATGCGCAGGGTATCAGCAAGGAAATCGGCAATTCGATGAAGACGCAGGTTAGTCAAGCGCTCAACAACTACGATGACGGAGTAGTAGCCTAATGGCAAGCAACAACACAGAGAACAGCACCGCCGCGCTTGACGTAGTGGCGGTGCTCGATGCGAATTTGAACCAAGTCTTTGGGGATGCGCGACCGGTTAAAGGTTCATTCACCGAAGACTCTAAGCAAATGGAGCACCCCTTAGAGACGGGCGTGCAAGTTACGGATCATCGCGTTATTCAGCCGATTGAAATAACGTTGACATGCATGCTTGTTGGCGATGAGTACCGACAAGTTTATCGACAGATAAAAGATATCTTCATGCGGGGTGACATGCTCACGGTGCAAAGCCGTGTTGAGTCCTACCCGTCGATGATTATTTTGTCGATGCCGCATGACGAGCCACCTGATATCCAAGACGGCGCAATGATGGTTATCAAGCTGCGCGAGGCAAAGTTTGTTGAAGCGCAATTTACCGACGTGAAACCGGTAAAGGCAAAGGAGTCTAAGAATTCGGGCACGACAAAACGCGGTGAGCAAAAAGCTACGGAAACGCCACCCGCGCGGCGACAATCTACACTTGCGAAAGCGGCTGATGCCGTTACCAAAAAATGATTGAAATCAGTCTTAAGCAACTGCCGAATCAGGAGTTTTCCATAGCCCTGGAGAACTCGCGCTACGTCATTCGCGTGGTCGAAACAAACACGATGATGGCAATCACTATTATCAAGGATGACGTAACGTTAATTGAGAACGCGCGCTTTCTTCCAAACGACTTTATCTTGCGCTCCAATTTGGTTGATCCTGATTCGGGCAACTTTATGATGCTCGTGCAAGACGATAGCCTACCCGACTGGAACAGCTTTGGCGTTACCCAGTTTCTCCAGTACATCAATAGTGATGAATTGGGGGCGTTGTAATGGCAGAGCTTGACCCTCGCGTTTTGCGCATCGGCATCGAAGTTGATGGCAAGATCAAGCAATACGAAGGTCTTCAGATTACGGCCACAGGGACGAAATACGCCAATCCGAACCAGAACGAATGCGAAGTCAAGATAACAAACATTACTAAGGCAACGCATGATTATCTGCTTAGCGAGACAAGCCCGTTCAATTTGAACCGCACTCCGAAGAAGCTCATCGTTTACGCGGGCCGCGTGAGCACCGGGGAAGCAATAGTTTTTGAAGGTGACATTACCAACGCTGTAGGGTCGCAACCTCCTGACATTACCGTAAGCATCAAAGCGAAGACTGGAAATTTTCAAAAGGGTAATATCGTTGGTAAGAATGCAAGCCCTAATAGCAAATTGTCCTCCATTGCGGCAGGTGTGGCCGCAGACCTGGGCTTGCGGCTTAATTTTCAAGCAACCGACAAAAGCATTGCAAACTACAGCCACAGCGGCGCAGCGCTCAAGCAGGTAGACAAGTTGGGTACGGCAGGGCTCGTTAATGCGTACATTAATAATGGTGAGCTTGTTGTAAAAGATATGCACGTGCCGCTCAAGAATCGCGCACGTGTGTTGAACATCGATACAGGCATGATTGGCATTCCTGAATTTACCGAACAGGGCATCAAGGTAAAGATGTTGTTCGACAATCAAACTGATCTTGGTTACGGGTTGGAAATAAAGTCGATCATGAACCCCGCTGCAAACGGGGACTATGTTGTCTATAAGATGAGTTTCGAACTCACGAACCGTGACATACCGTTTTACTTGGTTGCTGAAGCCATGCGTCGTGACGGCAAGGTATCGGCAATTCCGACAAACAAGAAAGTTAAACCCATAAAGATAAACAGATGAACGCTTCCCCTTCACATGACCCGGCAGATGACGACAGCCTTTTAGGCATGTTGAATACGGTACTGCGAAAATTTCTGCAAGGCGTGGATAACGCATTGCCCGCAAAAATCGTCAGCTACGACAGAGACGCAAACCGTGCCGTTGTTCAGCCCATGGTGGCGATGTTGACCACGGAGGGGGCTACCGTGCCTCGCGCGCAAATTCAGGGCGTGCCGGTGCTCCTGTTGGGTGGTGGTGGGCATATGCTTAGTTTCAATCTGAAACCCGGCGACCTGGGTTGGATTCACGCTAGCGACCGTGACATATCGTTGTTCATGCAATCATTTACCAACGCATCGCCAAACACGATTCGCTTTCACTCGTTCGAAGACTCGTTATTTATTCCGGACGCGATGCGTGACTTCACAATTAACGGCGAAGACGATGAAAACGTAGTGTTGCAAACACTCGACGGCAAATATCGTATTGCCATTTGGGATGACCGCGTAAAGGTCACGGGTGACGACACGAGCGTGGAGTTGAAGACCGGGCAAGTCACCATAACGGCTCCGGTAATGGTGACGCTGCAAGCGCCAAACATTAATTTAAACGGTAACGTAAATTCCGGCGGAGGTCCGGGAACACCTGACATCGTGCTTACTGCGTCGAACTCCATAACCCTGGATGCACCAACCGTTACTATCCAAGGTCGTTCATTTCTTGGGCATCATCACTCGGGTGTGGTTCCTGGTGGTGGAAATTCTGGAAACGTTGTATGAACCTTCAAATAGCAGTGAACGGGAATCGAGACATCTTCTTGAACAACAAGGGCGATATCGCGTTCGTGCGAGACGTGCTCGCCGTAAAAGAATCTGCACAAGAGGCGGCGCAATCGCAACTTGGAGAAATGATTTACGCCGTAGATCGCGGCATACCAAATTTCAAGGTTGTATGGAGCGGCGCACCGAACGTAGCGCAATTTGAAGCCGCTTTACGCCGAGAGCTTATGCGTGTTACTGACGTTATAGGTGTGTCGGAAATATCGGCAAAACTTGTCGGTGAGGCGCTGGTTTATACTGCAACGATTCAAACCCCCTACGGAACACAGGTGCTGACAAATGGCTGATTACACCTATCTGACTGAAACGGGGGTAATAATCCCCGACACCGCCGATACGCTTTCGACGGTGGAAGGCGAATACCGAGCCGCACTAGGCGAAGAACTCAATACCGATCCGGCCACACCACAGGGTAGGCTTATTGCAGTTGAAGTAACGGCGCGCGATACGTTCCTGCGCAATAACGCAGACCTTGCAAATCAGATCAATCCTCGCGTAGCTGGCGGGACATTTCTAAACGCTATTTGGGCGCTTACTGGCGGCCAACGCAGGGGCCAGGAACGCACCGTAGTGCAGGACGTGGCATTAGGCGGCGTGCCCGGAACAATCATCCCTGCAAGCGTGCAGGTATTGACGCAAGACGGCGAGCCCTTTGAGATTCTTTCTTCGGTCACGCTTGATGGTACAGGCAACGCCCTCGCAGATTTTAGAAGCGTTAATTACGGCGCTATCGCAGCACCTGCCCACTCATTCGTTTTCGATCCGCAATATCAAGTGCTTGGTTGGGAAACCGTAGATAACCCAACAGCGGGCATTCTTGGGCGCGCCACGGAATCGGATGTTGCAAGCCGTCTTCGTCGTCGTCGCACGCTCGCCTTGCAAGGCGTGGCATTGCCCGAAGCAATTATTTCGCGTCTGTACGATACAGAGGGTGTTGTGTCGCTGGCCTTTCGCGAGAACACGACCGACGTAACGGCAGTCATCGACGGCGTGAATATGATTAGCCATTCAATCTTCGTCAACGTCGATGGCGGATCGGATATTGACGTTGCGACTGCGATTCTCGAAGCGAAGAGCGGGGGCTGCGGCTACAACGGGTCAGTTGTTGTTGACGTGACCGACCCTGCAAGCGGGCAGGTTTATCCTGTGACTTTCGAACGACCGGACGAAGTAAATATCCAAGTGGAAGTCACGGCGTCGCCCGGAAATTCTACAGTTGACATGCCAACGGCAATCCGCAACGCAATCATGCAATACACGGCCGGTGAGATTGATGGCGAAGATGGATTTGCCGTAGGGGTAAACGTATCGCCATTCGAATTCTCAGGGGCTATCAACATTGCGGCACCTGGCATTTTCGTACGCAAGGTGCGTATCGGCGTGGTTGCGGGACCGTTGTCAACCGATGAGGTTCCGATTACGCTCTATCAAGTACCGCGCTTGAACATCAATAATATCGTGGTCATCCCGGTATGAGCGACATTCAAGAATTCGATTTTAGCGTTGATCTGCTGCAAAACATATTGTGGCAGTACAACGAAGCGACTGCGCTCCAATCGTTAATTACGCAAAAGCAGGAATGGTACATCCGCAATCACACTGAGTTCTGGTCTGATTGGATGGTCGATGTTTTCGACCTCAACACGGCCAATGACTTTGGCCTAGCAGTATGGGCGATCATTTTAAACATACCGCTCGTTGTTGCTGCCGATCCGCAACCCGGAAAAATCGCATGGGGGTTCGGCCCCGAACGACGCCGATTCAATCGCGGAAACTTCGCACCAAGCGCCAGCGGTTTCGGACTGACCACGGCCGAAAAACGCTTGGTTCTTAAGCTGCGGTATTTCCAATTGGTCACGCGCGGTGCTGCACCCGAAGTCAACGCGTTCCTTAATTACGTTTTCGGTCCGGGCGTCGTCTATATGGCTGACGGCTTGGAAATGAAGATTCGCTACGTGTTTTCAAGCGCAATTCCAGCGCAGCTACAATTAGTGTTTAACGCTTTCGACTTGCTTCCACGCCCTGCCGGCGTTGGCAGCGGGACGGTAGTTGTTGACCCTGGTGCTGCGTGGGGGTTCGGTCCAAATCGCAACAACTTCAACAACGGGAATTTCCATCATGGCCCTTAATAAGTTCTTTCGCTACCCGTTCGCAGTTGCCGGTGACAAAACGGCAGTTCCCGACCCAACGCAGGTTAGCGGTGCGGTCAGTTGGCAGCAAGGTTACGGCCCGCAATATGAGTTGCCCTACACCGACCCCAACGCACGGGACATCGAGCGCAACCAAAACAATCAGCTTCACTACGACATCACCACGGCGCTGCAAGAGTACCAAACCAACGGCGTGCCCGATTGGATCGACCCTGCGCAAAACGGCGCTGCAAACTACGCCTACCCGCTTGGCGCGCGAGTGCGTTATACCGACGGAGTGATTTACGAATCTATTGCAGCGGCCAATAATACACTTCCTACCGATGTGACCAAATGGATAGCTGTCGGCGGTTCCAACGCATCTATCGCGTTCTCCAACGTGACGGTTGTTGCGTCGGCGGCGCAAGCTGCGCAACCTACCATTACAGCTACTGGCGTGCTTACTGCGAATGTGCAATTGACGTTGCCCGCTCGTCTGCAACGCTGGCATATTGTCAACAACACCACCGGCAATTTCTCGCTTACTGTAAAAACCGCCGCAGGCACTGGCGTTATCGTTCCTGCAAGCGGGTCGCTTTTTGTTTATGGCGATGGCACGAACATCAAGGCCATGCCTGGGCAGTACCTGGGGACGCTTGTTATCACGGCAACCGGCGTACCGACATTGGTTGACGCTGCAAACCGGTTTGTTGTGCGATTGCAAGGCGGCGGTGCGGGCGGCGGCGGTGCAGCAGCAGGCGTGGGCGCGTCGCAATGTGCGTCCGGTGCTGGTGGCGGTGCTGGTGGTGCAGCGCTAAAGACACTTACGCGTGCGCAAATACTGGGTCAGACGTTCACCATCGGCGCTGCCGGTGTTGGCGGTGTCAATTCAGCGAACGGAACTAATGGTGGCACCACCTCTTGCGGTGCAATCTTTTCCGCAGCGGGTGGCACTGGGGGCACGTTCGGCCCTGTGCAAGCAAACACAGCGTCATTCCCGTATGGTTCGGGCAACGGCGGCGGAAGCACAGGCGGCGACTTGAATTACAAGGGCGTGTCCGGCCTCTATGCGTTCTATGGCCCTGGTCCCATCAGCGGCAAAGGTGGCGATTCAACGTTCGGCGGTGGGGCAGACGGTGTCACCAATTACGCTACGGGCCTGACAGCACTTGTTTATGGTGCTGGTGGTTCGGGTGGTAACGCTCCTGCCGGCAATGCTGGCGGTGCGAGCGGTGGCAACGGCTTTCAAGGCTGCGCGGTCATCGATCAATACTCCTGAAGGAAATACTATGTACGCCCATGTGAAACGAAATAGTCCTGAGTCGGCAGACGGCATCGTGTTCGAACTCATCGAACCGTACTTTTATCAAGAAAGCGACCGACCCGCAGCACCGGAACCGCTGTCGGGGGATGCCGGCGAACTTGCTACGGAATTGCACAATGCGTTGCTTGCCGCACATGACAATTTCCCGATCGGACAAGAGGTTCCAATCGAAGATCGTTTTCCCGCCGACATGGTGCAAGATATTCACGTTTGCGGCGAAGACGTGCGACAAGGTGACAGCTATGCAAATGGCGTGTTCGGACCCGCACCCGAACCGGCTGCGCCAACCGTCGAAGAAATCACGCGTGAACGTGCCGGACGGCTCGCAGAAGCAACTTCGCATATCAACCCGCTGCAAGACTTGGTTGACCTGGGCGAAGCGAACGCCGAAGACGAGGCGCAATTGCTCGCATGGCGGAAGTATCGCGCGGCTGTCTACAAGGTAGACCCGCAAGCCGACGATATCGTTTGGCCCACCGCGCCCGGGGTCTAAAAGTGGTTGCGATGGCCGATCCAATCTACAACCCGGAGCAAGTCAAGCGCCTTGCGACGCGCGCTCCGTCACTGCCGCGCGATCAAGACCGCACGGAGGTACGGATTTTGTCGGCCATCATTACCGGCTTTTTCTTGTTCGCGTGGCTGATTAAGCCGGTGGTTTATATGTGGACCGTCAAAGGATCAGCAATATGGAAAGCGGCAAGCGCTGCGAGCATGCCCAATTGGATAATCGCAGCGCTATTTGTCATTGCGGCACTTGTGACATTGCCGCATCTGTTCATGTTGGTGTTTCGTCCTGACCTGTTGCATTGCAAGTTGCCGCGAAAGATGGCCGGCTATGCAGCAGGGGGTGCGGCCGTACTTTGGCTGTATCTTGCTGTTAACGTTCTCTCTACACGCTCTGCGGGCCTTATCTGGCTCTACTTAGGCAACATGCTTTCGTGCCTTGCCGTTGGGTACACCTATGGTTTCTCTGTCAACTCCCAACAACTGCGAGAGCGTATCAACGATGAAAAAGTCTCAAATTAACGTTCTTGCGGCAGCATGGCTCATTTGCTATACGGGCCTGACGTGGGCGGCCACGAGCTTGCGAGCCGACCTCAAGGACTTTGATTATTGGTCGTTGCTCCTGGCCGCCGCTGCGGGCCTTGTCGGCGGTGCAGGGCGCACTCTCATATCCTTGATGTCGGAAAACCGACCGCTGTTCGATATTCGGTACGAAGTGCTGAAAGACATCATCGTAGCGTGCATCGGCGGCGCCGTCGCCTACGGGTTCATTCAAGGCTACAACTACTTTGCCGCCTTGTCGCCCCTCGGGCTCAAGCTGCCAGTAATCGGCGGCGATCTTCGCATCATCATCATCGTTGTCGTGGGTGCTTCACGCGGCAAATGGATGCGCACGGCTGACCAATTTACAATGGATTTCGTTGACACTGCGCGTCGCAAACTTCGCGGTGGCGTCCCGGTTGATCCGCCGAGCGTGACCGCACCACTTGAAGGGAAATAGCATGGAACTCGACAAGGTTTTTCACGACATCATTATTCCCGCAATGGCGGAACTGCCCGTTGCGATGACCGGTGACAAAGCAACAATCCAGTTGCTCACAACGGGCCTGCAAGAGTCCAAATTCATCTATCGCTACCAAGTCATCGGTGGCGGCAAAAAGGGGCCTGCGCGGTCGTTCTGGCAAGGCGAACAGGGCGGCGGGATGGTTACCGGTGTGCTGAACCACAAGGCAACTCGAGCCCTTGTGCTGAAGCTGTGCGAATCGCATGGTGTCGAACCTGAGCCGCATGCCATTTGGCTTGCCATCGAGAATGACGACATCCTAGCGTGCGCGCTCGCACGGCTTCTGCTATGGACCGATCCATATCCGCTGCCCGATGTCAACGACTGGGCGAGCGCATGGGATACGTACATGCGCGTGTGGCGCCCTGGCAAGCCGCATCCTGAGACGTGGCCCGGTTATCACCGCGCAGCACGGGAACTGTTGGGGTTGGCGTGATTGACCCGCGCGTTTACGTAGCTGCTGCCGTTGTCGCGGTTGCTGCGGCCGGTGGGTGGTTCGCCAACGGTTGGCGATTGAACGCCAAGATAGCCAACCTCAACGCCGAGCACGCAACGCTTGTCGCTTCTGCGCACAAAGCCACGCTGAGAGCCCTGGAGGTTGAGCAAGAGCGGCACGCTACGGAAGAGCGCGCACGGGATGACATCGACGCGGCCAAAACCGCACAACTGGAGACGGCCAAACATGAACTACAAACTCTGCGCGATGGTGTTGCCAATGGCTCTATCGGCCTGCGCGTCAATGCAAGCTGTCCCCGCAGCGCCGGTAACGTGCCTGCGCGATCCAGCACCCCCGGCATGGATGATGGCGCCGCCCCCGAACTTACTGCTGATGCTCGACAAAATTATTACGCCCTACGCGAAGCAATAGTGACGATGACCAAACAGCTTGAGGGCTTGCAAGAACTGGCCGCACGGCGAAGTAAGTAACGCTCACCACACGTACAAACGCCCGGCATGCCGGGCGTTTTGCTTGGTGCACCGTAAGGCCTTAGACCGGGTAACTTCGGATCGCACGACGGCGATCCTCGAAATCGACTGACACGGCATCGCCGGCAACAGTCTGGTTGGTCTGTTCATAGTTCAAATCGACACGCAAGGCCATGCTGCGCAATCGTTCTGCGACAGCCACCGATTCGAGCGAACCCGAAGATACAGTGACGACCGGCAGGGTAGCCAGCGACGCATGATCCGTTGCGGCCTGCACGCCGATGACCGAAGGCACAGGGGCACTTTCGGCAAACGCGGCAGGCAACATACAGGATGCAAGCGCGAGCGCCGCGAGGGCGCCGAACATGCGGGAAATTTTCATTTCAGAACCTTTCTCAATGCTGCGGGATTGCAGTCTATGCATCTTAGCATGCGTTAAAGATTAGTATGTCAACCCCGCACACCAGTAACACGCGTACCAATGCAAGCCTTGCCAAGTGTAGAACGACCACGGGCATGCGTCGTTAGGTTCCTGGCCGGTGCGCCATGCCGTCTCCGCGTGGTTGCGAATGCTGTCAACGCTCATACGTCACACCAACCGTCTTGAGCATATCAATTGCATCCTGCAAGTAATGTTCGTAGTCAACGTCATCCGGGAACTTGTCGGGTAGCGTCATGCAAGGGATAGCGCCTTGCGATCCTGCAACCTTCGCGCCCCGCTCGATGACCGGTATCGGCGTGCCGTTGCTGATGTAGTCGGCAAGTTGCTTCTTCGTCGGCTTCTTCTCCATGTAATGTATGCACTCTTCTGAGCCGCGCGCATAGTACCAACGGACAATTTTGCCGAGGTACACGGCACCGTATTCGTCAACAACCTTCTCTCGCGGACCCAAGCTCTTGGGGTAGTAGACACCGCCGCCCTTGACGGCTCGAATGGAAATGAATTTGCGGATGTCTTGGCAGGCGTGAATTGTTTCCTCCAGTCGCTTGCCGCTGCGAAGGTACTCTATACACGCCTCTGCGCAAATGTCCTTGTCTGGGTGTGCGCCTGACGTACCGACGACCACGCCCGACTCTGCGAAGAAGCCTTTGCGCTTAACCTTACCGTCCTGGCCGAACGCAACATAGCTGTTGACGCTTTGCGCATAGAGCGACTTGATATAGCTGTGTTCCATTTCCATACCCGTGAGCTTTTCCCAATAAGCAATGCAGCTATCCCTAAGCCATTCAAAGCCAACGGGGCACTTAGTCACGATACCGTCAGTGTTGGCACTCACGACCGACACACCGCAGCGCTCCAACATTTCAATCAGCATGAGAATACAAAGCTGGCCCGTGATCGTTACCCGTATCCCAAGCTCGGGGGCGAACATGATGCTGTACTTGCTGAAGAGCTTTCCGAACGTGCCGTTAAGCACAATCTTTTTGCCATCGGCTTTGGTCTTCTCGCCGGCCGCCTTTGCAGCTAGGCGTGACCGATATTCGTGTTCGTAAATCTCAAGGAATCGGTGTCCCAACTGCATGGGAAACATCCGCAGCAATAGAATCAGCGACGGGTAGTAGCTCTTAACGTCATCCTCGCGCACGGTACAAACGCCCGGCACGGTGTGATGTTGTACACCGTCTTCTTTGCTGTGCAAACCGCCAATGCCGAACTGATAACGACTTGTGCCGATAGCAATTTCCATTGCCTTTAGTTCGGGCGGCATCTTCACGCCGGTCTTAATCTTCTTCCCGTCGTTGTCTACAATTTCTTCTGCCGAGTCGGCGCCGCGCAGTTGGTCAACGTCATAGACAACGAACTGCGCCTTACGCACCGTGTCTAACACGCCCTGGAGTAACGGTGTTGTAAATTGGATGTACTCGGGCGGCTCATACATGAACGTGTAGCCGTGCGGGACCATTCGTTTCTCAGGTACAAACCCAAGTTGGGATTTAATGATCGCTTCCGCTGTCTGTGCATCCGACTTGCTGCGAACGTCAATGCCGTACTCTTCGCCAATCTCTTCGCGTAGCGCAAGCCGTTCGGCGCAAAGCTCACGCAGGATGCGATTGCCGTACAGGTCGTTCCCGCAATAGAGGTCCGTCTCATCGCGTTGCAAGGCGTTCAAGCGCACGCCGGGCACAAAGGGTAGGTCTTGTATCGTTGGCGCGTGTGCGCGACCCATGTACGCCTTCAGACCGATACGCACGCCTGGGGCAACTTCCATGATGTCAACATGATCCAGTCCGCGCGGCTTCTCGATGCCGTACGACCGGTAAAAGTCCCACGACTTCAGACCGCCCTTAATGATGTTGTTATTTGCTTCGTACAACGTGCGGTTGTTGGCGCCAGTCAACGCAAGAGAAATCATCGGCAAATCGTAATGGTCACCGTTAAACGTTAGCAACGTGTAGTTTTCAATGAACCATTGGATTGCCGCGATGTTTAACGGTGTCGGGTCTTCGTCATGAATGCTGAAGCTCCACATGGTGTTATCAGGCAGCATGAACTTCACGAGCCAATAGTTAATTGTGCATTCCGTGTCGCACTCGGCGTAAGGGCGGGTTGTTTTCATAAGCAAAAACGCCCCGGTGAAGGGGCGTGAATGGAGTTACCGAACGAACTTAGCTCAAGCGAACAATTTGCCCGCCTGCAAGCAAAGTCTCAACCGTGTGACCTTGCCCAAGCCACGCATCGGGCATGAAGCCTTGTGCTGCCGGACCGGGGCCGTACGTAGGTTGCACGACGGGCGGAGGCGTGAGCGCGGGAGGCACAGCACCGGCGTTCTGCACAAATGCATGGTTGGGTTGCAACGCACCGGGCGGCGCCATTGTGCCTGGGCCTGCAAGTGGGGGCGGTGCCATACCACCGGGCGCAGCCATCGGCGGAGGCGCCATGCCGGACGGTGTAGCACCCATACCGGGAGGCGGATGCATCGCACCACCGGGGGCCTGCCCCATCGGAGGCGGCGCCATGTTGCCAGCACCGGGCGGCCGCATGTTAGGCGCCGTGCCTCCCTGGCCGGCAAAGCCGGGCGGAAGAGCAATAGCGCCGGCAGGCAAAACGGCTTGCCCTGCCGCAGCGATAGCGCCCGCGATGTCTGCACCACCTTGGATTTCTTCGCCCATCGCGATCAACTCCACGCCGAGTGGGTTCAGAAACACGCCGGGCTTCGGACTACCGATGTTTGCTTGACCACCGACAAGTACACGATAGAACCAACCGTTTTTGAGAGCCTTCGGATCGGTGATGTAGCTACCGCCATGCATGACCTTCGGCGGGTACGTGCTCGAAAACTTCAGAATCCAATGGCCGGCCATGCCCGGCTTCTGGTTGTTGGGTTTGCCGTCGTCATCAACGCCGTCACCATCCATGACCTTCCACGCAAAGCGCGGCAGTTTGCACGAGCCGTCCGGGTTGAAATGCATCGGGTAACCCTGGCGACCTTCGTTGTAGATCGCCATCCAAAGCGGATCGGGTTCGAACCACCACGCGGCCTGCGTCTTGGGGAACGCCATGGCGAAGAAGACGGTTTGTTTGTCCTTGCCGTCCATGGTCTTGAGCGGATTGCCCTTTGCGTCGGTCGTGCGAATGTCAAGGATGGAACCTTGCACTTGGCGACCGACAGGGGAAAATAGTTCAAATGGCATATTAATGCTTTCCAAAAATGCGACGCCAAACACTAGCGTCAGAGGGAACCAGCTTCAATGCGCCGTGCGGTCGATGCGAGAACTGTTCGACAACGAACGGCGGCAGCTTCGTTTTCGCCTGGGTAGGCGTGATCGGTTGGGGAGGTTTCGTTAGTTCGACTCCATAGAGACGCGCCATGTTTTGCGCACGTTCAAATTCACCTTCTTTCCAAATCTCACGGCCGGCTTTCGCCTTCAGTTCGAAGTGGCGGCTGATGGCGCCCTTGCGCATGTGGTAGGACACTTGCCCTTCAAGGCCGGTAATGCGTGCTTCCAATGCATCACGTGCCCATTGTAGACGGCGCAATTCATCTTCCGCAGCGGCAAACGGCAGATCATGGGGTGTGGCTTCAAACGCACTGTCAACGCCGTCTAGCGCCGCGTCTTGTGCAGCGGTGCAACGGAACCGCGCAGCGCACCGACCGCAACCCTTGTTTACAGTCAGCATCACAGGCGACACGGCCACGCCTAGCGCTGCGTCCGCCGCACCGCGCAACTGATTGATCTGCCCGCGAAGCTCCGACGCATGCACCCGCCATCGACGTATGGGACCGTCCCGGTGGTAGCTGCGCGGTTGCACGATGACAAATTCGACCCATGTATCGAGGTCGTTCAGCCCGTAGTGCGCGAGCGCGCCGGCAAAATAGCAGATCAATTGCCAGTTTTCTTGAACGTCAACAAAGCGAAAACCGTACTTCAGGTCGCCGATGTACAGCGTCCGCTTCGAAGGCGAGTACCCGCAACCGTCAGTCACGCCGCCGCACTCATCGTGAATCCATGCGCAATGCAACGGCTGTTCGTACGCCGGGTTCACGTCCTGGCCCCAAGAGCGCGTCTCATCGATCCACGTGCGCGCCGCGTTCAACATATCTTCGTCAATCGGAACACCGTTCGGCGCGATAGTATCGAGCGGCACACTGTGACCAAGCGCAAGTTGATGTGCGGCCCAATGACAAGCCGTGCCTTCTTCGCGTACTTCTACGTCTTCGTCGTCCTGTTCAACCGGGATGCCTTCGAGCATGCGCGGTTGCCCATGGCAACGAATCCATGTTGACGCAGCGCTAGGGCGCAGCTTGTAAATACGCATGGCTTAGACGGGCGACGCGACGCCGAGCGCCTGGGCGAACGCGGTTGCCAACTGCTTGATGTGCTCGGGCGGCGCGGTCTGTGCGACCTGCAACGAGCCGTTGCCCTGCGCGTCTTTGTAGCCGCACTGCGCAAGGTAGTTGTTGACGTACTCGGGCGTGAGACGGCCGGTCGGCGCCATGTGCGACGACAGGAACGTAACGAACTTGGTGTAGTCATCTTGCGCGAGCGGGGGCGGTGCGAGCGGAGCGGACGCCGGGGGCATGACAGGCGCGAGAGCGGGAGGCGCAGCGGGTGCGGGCGGTTGTGCGACACTGCCGACCTTTGCCTTTAGTTCTGCGGTCACGCTGGCAACGAGCGTATCTGCAACACCGCGCTTCTTGCGCCAAATGTTTTTGGTCGTCATCTGCGGCGGGTCGCTGTGAATGCGCGCATCGTAGGGGATGCCGGTGGCGTCGATGGTGGAAGGGTTGGCGGCAACGCCGGGCTCTTCTTCCTGAGCGGGAGGCGTCGTCGGGAGCGTGGGGGTGCCGGGGCTGACGACCGGTGCGACATGCGAGCCCTGGTTGACGACGCCAAAGAAGCCGGTGATAGCTGCGACGATTTGTTGGGGCGTCTCGCCGCTGTTGAACTTGAAAGCAATTTCCATGGTTGGTAACTCCGTTGGTTGATGAGTGGACTTGTCGCCACGGGGTGACTGTAGCATAATTAATGTTCTGCGCAACCCCCTTAAAAAATTATTTATGTCTGCCTACCGATACACTCCAGAACTTCGCGCTATGTTGTTGGAAGCTGCGAAGTTACCCGCGCCGCCTTGCCGCGTTTCCGTCGTGGTTAGAACGATTAACGGTCATGTTTTGTGTCTCACTGGAAGGCCCGTGAAACGAAACGGCCTTGACGGCATGCAAGAGACGGTTTTGTTTCGCTGGAGCATGGACGGCAAATCGTCAACAAAAATAAAAGTGCTAGAGGCTGTCGGGGAGCGTGCGCCAGCATGAGCCGTCTTCGACACAATCAACAGGTTTTCAAGCAGGGCATTTACCAAGCGTGGCGCGAGGGCGCGCGGTGCGTCGTCGGTGTCATGGCGACGGGCGGCGGTAAAACCGTCACTATGGCAGACATGGTGCGCGAGCTACCCGCACGCCGGGGTGTGATCGAAGCGCACCGTAGCGAACTGGTTGGACAAATATCGCAGGCCCTGGCACGCGAAGGCATCCGACACAACATCACTGCTGCCAAGTCAACAATTAAGGCCATCGTGGAAAATCACATGGACGAATTGAAGACCAATTTTTACGACCCGCGCGCGACCTGGAATGTCGCCAGCGTGGATACGATCTTGCGACGCGGCGACCCTCACGCGCCCGACACCGACTACCTGTTTCAAGACGAAGGCCATCACACGCTGATGGAGAACAAGTGGGGCAAATGCGCTGGTCTGTACCCCGAGCGCACCCGTGTGTTGCTGATGACAGCCACACCTTGCAGGGCTGACGGGAAAGGTCTTGGCTCGCATCATGACGGCATTGCCGATGCGATGGTAGTTGGTCCGCAGCAATGGGAATTGATTCGCGACGGCTACCTTACCCGGTACGACGTGTACACGCCGACCGCTGAAGACTTGAACTTGTCCGACGTGCATATTGGTGCGAACGGTGAATTCAACCAAGCGGAGGTCGCGGCGGCCGTGAAGGGCTCGCGCAAGATCATTGGCGACGTAGTGCGTAACTACCGCAACATTGCTGATGGCAAGGCGGCCATCGTGTTCGCCGTAGACAAAGAGCACGCGGAGCAAATCACCGCAGCATTCAACGCAGAGGGCGTGCCCGCAGCGTTCGTGCATAGCGATACGCTCGACCATGACAGGCGTACGGCCATGAAGGAATTCAAGGCCCGCAACCTGCGCGTGCTGGTGAACGTTGACCTGTTCGGCGAGGGTGTAGACGTGCCGGCCGTTGAAGTGGTCATTATGGCCCGTCCTACGGCTTCCTTCAGCCTGTTTGCGCAACAGATCGGCCGGATGCTTCGACTGTTTATCTCGCCAGTGCTCATGGCCGCGTGGGATACCTTCACGGTCGAACAGCGCTTGCAATACATTGCCGAGTCACCAAAGCCGTTCGGCATCCTGATTGACCACGTTGGCAACGTGTATCGAGAGTTCAACGTTGGCGGTGTCAAGTACAAGGGGTTGCCGGAAGGCTTCACCGATTGGACGCTTGACCGTCGCAACAAGCGTGCTGCGCGTGTGAGTGACGACGGTATCCCGACGCGCATTTGCGGCTCGTGCCACAAGAAATACGAACGCATCTACGACAGTTGCCCGCACTGCGGCGCCGCTGCACCCGAGCCCGTCAATCGAAGCTCGCCGGAATTTGTCGATGGTGACTTGAC